GGAACTCGCGGAAGTGAATCGGACTGGGCGCGTGTTCCTTTCGATCATGTCAGGCCGGACGCAGCATCCTGCGTTCGTGGGTGGCGAGGATGCCGTGCGATCCCTCGTTGTCGATTTTGGCGGCGTCTGGGCGCGCGGGAAAGGTGGTTCGCAATGAGTGGTCCGCGTCTTTCCATTATTCCTGCCCGTGCCGCCACAGACAAGTCGCTGAAACCCCGCGACCTGCAGGTGCTTTGCGTCCTCGGCAGACATACCGATGACCTGGGCTGGTGTCGGCGCAGTCAGGTCAAGATGGCGGAAGAGATGGGTTGTGCCCGCTCGACTGTGTTCGAGTCGATCAATCGTTTGATTGATGCTGGCTATCTGGAGCGGCACGTCCAGGAGTCCGACAGTGGGCGCGACAGTGCTCACTTTTATCGGGTAGTTCTCGATCCGAAACATCCGGATCCGGCGAGTGTTCCTGACGCCGATGAACCCTGCCGCTATGTCGGCACCCCTGCCGGTATATCGGCACCCCCTGCCGGTCCAGAACCGGCACCCCCTGCCGGTTCTGGACCGGCACCTATTAACGACCCCTCTTTAACAACCCCTTCTAACGAAGAGAGAGAGGCGCGAGCGAGCGAAAATGAGGAAAGAGGGAATGATGCAGCTGCAACGCCAGCCGAGGACAATCCAGCCTCTGCTGCCTTCCAAAAGCGGGTTGCCCGTTTTTGCAATGGCACCGGATTTGTTGCCGGGCCTTGGAAGGACTGGGACGTAGGTGCTGCACTGGACTGGATCGCAAAGCGCTTTGCCAGCCTGACGCCGGAAGAGCGTCGAGATGCCGAACAATGGCGCGATGCCTATCTGCTTGATGTGGCAGCGAGGAAGAAAAGCCCGCAAGCTGTGGGCAATTTCCTGCGGGATCGCACATGGACCGCATTGGATCCTGAAATCCTGAAACGGGTGGAAACCGTCAAGGCGCAGACTTCGCGCAGCGAGGAACGTAAGCCGGATGGCTGGGCGTCCTGCCTTGGCCCGGTCGGTCTGGCCCGAATGTTTGCGTATCTGCTCGATGGGCCTACTGATGTTGAATTGGCTCGCAGTCCATTCTTGCTGAAATCGCAGCTTGTGAAGGCATGGCCTGCGATAGCCCGGTTCCGGGATATCCAGCAACAGAAGGGCGGCGCTGTGTTCCCGTCGGTCTGGCATGAGGCTGCTGCGCTGATGGAGCCTGTGCCGCAAGACACGACAATGCTGGCTGCGTGGCGAGACGAATTTAAGCGGCAGGCATGGCCGTGGCCGGGTGAGTTCGATCGACTGCCAGTCGTCTTTTGCCCAAAGGGCGGGCCTGATGCGCTTTATGAATTTGAATCTGCTTTGAGGGGATTGGGTGAACATGATGGCAATTGACCGCAAGCAGATCGACGCGGCGCTATCAATGCAGCCGACGCGAGAACAGTCAGAGGCTGTCGATAGGGCGCGGGCAGAGTGCGCACGCATTGCAAGGATGAGGGCAGCGACTGCGATTCGCGCAGGCGATGATTCGCCTTGGTTGGTGCTACGTGTGATGACAGGACGCGAAATTGCAGTTCGCGATGCGTTGATGCTGGCGGATGTCGAGGTGGTTGTCCCCATGAAGATGGGGCCAAAACTTCGTCGTTTTCATAAGGAAATTCCACCAAAACTCCAGCCGGTGATGGTCGGTTATATCTTGGTGCGGTGTCGGTTAATCAACGATGCATTGGCAGGATTTCTAACGTTCGATCATGTTGTTGGGGTACTTGGCGGATATGACAGTCCATATTTGGTCAATGCCAAACACGTTAATGATTTCAACGAGAAGGCGGATAAAGGTGAATTCAATCATGAGGTTCCTCAATCGGCGTTCGTAGGCGTCAAGCGGGTCGCTATTCGTGATGGAATATTTGCTGGAAGAACTGCGGAACTCGTATCAGGTGGAGCGAAAGGCAAAGGCGTTGCCGTCGTTGAACTGATGCTGTTTGGTCAGGCGACACCCATGATCATGCCACTTGCATTTCTCTCTCCGTTATGAGCGTAATCCTGTCACGGGATGATCCGGTAGAGAATAGTGAGCCTCAATACACGGTAACACGTGGGGACTAGTTCCTGAGGTGGTCGCGCTCGGACCCCGCCCTGACCGCCTGCGAGGCGGATATCGATTCAGGGCTAGTGCGCAAGCTATGTCCAGATTTCACTAATTGATGAGCGCCCTATGTGGCGCTCTTTCCATTTGTATATGAGGGTTGCAATGCCCCCACGGATTGAGCGTGAACGCGATGCGGGTGCACCTTGGCGCAAGTGGTACAAGACATCACGTTGGCAGAAGCTGCGGTGGTCAATCCTCCAGCGCGATCTGTTCACCTGCCAGATGCCAGGATGCGGACGTATCGAAGCACAGACTTCCAAACTGGTTTGCGATCACATCGACCCGCATCGCGGAGATGAGCGCAAGTTCTGGGATGAGCGCAACCTGCACTGCATCTGCAAGGCATGCCACGACAGCACGAAGCAGAAGGAAGAGCAGGCTAGCCTGCATCAACGTGGCGTCTGGCACTGACATCAATCACGACGCGTGAAACATCGACCGTGAAACATTCGGCGCACCGCGATGTGACCAAAATGTCACATATCGATTGGTGTGGCCGAACCGCAACACCCCGAAGGGGGGGGCGGTCGAAAGCCTGCGGGGGCCTTTTGCCCCAGACCCGCGCCCCCCTCATCTGGAGATTTTTTTCTCATGCCGACGGAATTTGACCTCTTCGGTCGGCCTGTCCGGGAAGGTTTTGGCCGGAAGGGACGGCCACCATATTCGCCTTCGGAAAAAGATCGCAACAAAGTCAAGCTGTTACTGGCTTTAGGCTGGTCGATCCCGCGTATCGGGAACGCGCTTGGCGTCTCCGGCAAGACGATTCAGCGGTATTTTAGTCCAGAGCTCAAAGGGCGCTGCATGATGCGCGACCAGCTGGATGCGCGGCGTTTCGAGATCGCTATGGATCAGGCCAACGCCGGAAACGTCACAGCGCTCAAGGAACTGGGCGCGATGATCGAGCGCAATGACCGCATGGAAATCGAGAAAACCATGGGATCGAAATCGGGGGGCGATGAACGTCCGACCGAACGTCCCGGCAAGAAAGCAATTGATGAGCAGCGCGCCATGGCCGCCGATGCGGATCTGATGGCGGAGCTTGAGGCCGAGGCATCGCAGAATGTTATCCAGTGATGCGCTTCCGCGCTTCGCATGCCCGGACTGGTGGGAGAAGATCCAGAGCGGCCAGACGCCAATGGCAGACGTTCCGCTTAATGCGGAGAAAGCTGCAAAGGCGCTGGCGTTCTTCAATCGGCTTCGGCTCCCTGATGTTCCCGGCAACCCGCCTTTGGCGGAAGCCTGCGGGGATTGGTTTCGCGACATCTTGTGCGCGTTTCTGGCCAGTGAGGATCCGGAAACCAAGCGACGTCTGGTTTGGGAACTGCTCTGCATGGTCCCAAAGAAGAATTCGAAGACGACTTATGTCGCAGCTCTGGGGCTTACGGCCCTTTTCATGGAGGAAGCGCCGAACCGGCAAATGCTGATTGTGGCACCGAGCCAGAATATTTCGGAGCGATGCTTCGACCAGGCGCAGGGCATGATCCGGATGGACAGTCGGTTGGACGCCATCTTCAAGGTGCAGGACCATCTGAAATGCATCACGCGGCGTAAAACAGGCACCAAGCTCGATGTCAAAACCTTCGACACCTCAATCGTTACTGGTGAAATCCCAATCCTGACCATCATTGATGAGCTGCATGAGATCGGGAAGAAGGCCAAGGCCCCAGCCGTCATGCAGCAGATCCGTGGCGGCGGCATCACCATGCAGGGCGGTCAAGTCCTGATGATTACGACCCAGTCGGACGAACAACCGGCTGGTATCTGGCGAACAGAGCTGGATAAAGCACGCAAGATCCGCGACGGGCGCGGTGGAGCGGCTCCGATCCTTTTGCCGGTTCTGTATGAGTTTCCGGCAGAGTTGCAGACCAACCAGAATTTCTGGCGTGACCGTCGTAACTGGCATTATGTGCTGCCGAACATCGGGCGCTCCATCGATCCGGAACGCTTGGCCGATGATTACGACAACAACGGCAAAGCCACTAAGGAAGCCGAGAAAATCTGGCTGAGCCAGCATCTCAACATCGAGATCGGCGTCGGCTTTGCTGATGATGGATGGCGTGGGGCGGACTACTGGGAAGCGCGCGCCGATACGAACTTGACGCTTGATGAGCTCATGCGCCGATCGGAAGTAGCCGTCATGGGGACGGATGGCGGCGGTCTGGATGACTTGTTCGGCGTTTGTGTGATTGGCCGCGAGAAGGTGACGCGCCGCTGGCTCGTTTGGTGCCATGCCTTTGCGCATCCCAGCGTGCTCGAAACGCGTAAGGAAATAGCGGCTAACCTCCGTGATTTTGAGGCCGAAGGAAGCCTTACCTTTTGTGAAGTGTCGGAATATGTCGCCGAGATCGCCGATATAGCCGCGCGATTGCGCGATGCTGGGTTATTGCCTGAAAAGGATGCGATCGGCTCCGACCCGAACAATATCGCGGCCTTTATCGACGCCTTGGCCGAACGCAAAATTGCCGATGAAATGTTCCGGCGTATTCGGCAGGGCGTAGCGCTTTCGCCCGCAATCTGGGGCTTGGAGCACAAGCTCAGCGACGACACGCTCAGCCATGATGGCAGCACGCTCATGAATTGGTGCGTCGGCAATGTGAAGATCGAGCTTCGTGACAACGGCAATCTGGCGACCAAGCAGGCGGCAGGCCGCGCCAAGATTGATCCCTTTATTGCGATGCTTTGTGCGGCGATCCTGATGAGCTGGAATCCGGAAGCCAAGGGCATATCGATTTACGAAACCCGTGGAATATTGGTGGTCTGATGAGCCTTTTCAGCATGTTTCGTCGCGTGAAGCCGGAGGCTTCCGTGACGCAGGTTCACGCCCAGACCGACAATGCAACGGTTTTCGGTTTCGATGATCCGCGTTTCAAGGAATGGATGCGTAACGGAGGTGGCCCCGTTTCCATTAAAGAGGCAATGCGCAACACAGCGGTATTTCGCTGCGTGTCACTGATTTCTTACGCGATCGGCATGTTGCCCCTTCATGTGATCGAGAGCGAGAGCAAGGAAAAGGCGCGGGAAAACCCTCTATTCCCGCTTTTGCATTCCCGTCCCAACGACTGGCAGACGGGCTTTAATTTCCGCCAATATATGCAGCGAAATGCGTTGGTTCATGGAAATGCTTATGCCCTGGTAATTCGTTCAATGGAGCGGGTCATTCGTCTGATACCGCTCGATCCCACCACGATTACCGTCAAACAGAACCGGGATTGGTCGGTCGAATATCACTACACGCCCAAACAGGGTGATCTTCGGATTATCAAGCCGAGCGATATTCTGCACATCTACGCGGACACGCATGACGGCATCAGTGGTACCTCGATGGTGCGAACGGCGGCGCAGGCTATCGAACTTGCGAAAGAGCTGGAGCAATTCCAGACGGCGTTCTTCCGGAACGGCATGCATATCGGCGGCATGTTGTCTCATCCGGAAAAGCTCTCTCCGGAGGCTTATGAGCGCCTGAAGCTCTCGATGAAAGAGCAGTATTCAGGCTCCGCGAACGCTGGCAAGTGGCCGATTATCGAAGAGGGCATGACACCGCATCAGTTTGCGAGCAGCGCCAAGGATAGCCAGCAGATTGAAAGCCGAAAGCTACAGATCGAAGAGATTGGCCGTGTCTTTGGCGTCCCACGTCCGTTTCTCGGTGTTGATGACACGAGCTGGGGTTCTGGCATTGATGTGCTGGGGCAAATATTCGTCCGTTATGCCCTGAACCCTTGGTTCACGGCATGGGAACAGGCAATCAAGCGCTCATGTATGAACGAGCGTGAGCGGGAATATCTGGACGCGAAATTCAATGCAGGTGCCTTGTTGCGCGGTTCCATGAAAGATCAGGCGGACTTTTTCGCAAAGGCGCTTGGGTCGGGCGGACATCAGCCCTGGATGGATTACGAAGAGGTCCGCGACAATCTGGACCTGCCGGAGAAAACGATTGCTCCGAACCCGTTAGCACAGAAAGGAAATGGCAATGAGCCTGAAGCAGCTGCCTGAGATCACGGCTTATCGTCTGCCGACGGTTTGCGCTTTCGAACTCGATGAAGATGCGGTTGGCCGCTGGAATAATGGTGTTCAGGCGGCGCAGACTGCTGAAAACACCATCACCATTCTCGACGTTATCGGCGAGGACTACTGGTCGGGCGGTGGCGTCACGTCCAAACGGGTGGCCGCAGCGCTGCGCGCGATCGGCAATAGTGAGATTTTCGTCGACATCAATTCACCGGGCGGTGATTTCTTCGAGGGTGTTGCGATCTACAATCTCCTTCGGGCGCATCCTGCCAAGGTGACGGTTCGGGTTCTCGGTATGGCGGCATCCGCTGCATCAGTCATCGCCATGGCGGGTGATGATATTCTGATCGGTAAAGCCGGATTTCTTATGGTCCATAATGCGTGGGTGGTTGCGATGGGCAACCGTCACGATCTGGCCGAGGCCGCGAAGACCATGGAACCATTTGATGATGCGATGGCAACGCTTTATTCCGAGCGGGCCAGCGTCAAAAAGTCGAAGGCGTCGGAATGGATGGATGCCGAGACGTGGTTCAACGGTGAGCAGGCCATAGATGCTGGTCTTGCTGACGATTATCTCCCGGCAGATCAGATCAAGGAAAATCAGGCGAAAGCTGACGCAAGCCGATCCATCAACGCGGTTCGTCGTGTTGATGCTCTGCTGGCAAAGACAGGAATTCCGCGTTCAGAACGCCGTGCGCTTCTGACCGGGGTAAAGGACGGCACGCACGACGCTGCTGACCACGTTACGCACGACGCTAACGGTGACATTCTGGCCGCGATGGCGCGGCTTAGTGAAACCATCAAATCCTGACAAGGAAACCTATCCATGAAACTCTTTTCTCTGGCTGTTGCCGTTCTGGCGGCGACCGTTCTCGGCGTGTGCGCATCGTATGCAGGCGTATTCGACGTCGGGACTGTTACTCATTCTGCATCTTCTCATGCCGTCATGGCGATGGGAGTGTTGCTTCCTGCCCACCCAAAGCTGCGTGGCATTCTTTCTATTCGTGCTGAAGGCCCGGATATTAAAGCCGCGATTGATGGTGTGAACCGCGCATTTGAGGAATTCAAGGCGGAGCACACCAAGGAGATCAAGGAAATCAAGGCCGGTATGGCCGATGTAATCCAGGCCGAAAAGGTCGACCGCATTAATGAAGAGGTCGGCAAGCTCACGGCTGCAATCGACGATCTCAACATCAAGATGGCTGTTGGCAACGTTCCTGGCAAGGAAGGGGAACCCGACACCCCGGAAATGAAGGAATACAAGTCGGACTTCAACAGCTGGGTTCGTACCGGTGACGACGAAAGCAAGATCCGTAATGCCAACAAGACCGGCGTTATGGCATCAATGTCGGTCGGGTCCAATCCGGATGGCGGTTATACCGCGCCGGTTGAATGGGATCGCCAGATCACCGACAAGCTTGCCCTGGTTTCTCCGATGCGTCGTTTCGCTTCGATCCAGAACGTTCGCGGGCAGGGTTTCAAGCATCTTTACAATCTGCATGGGGCGGGTTCGGGCTGGGTTGGAGAAACCGACGCGCGACCGGAAACGGCAACGCCAAAGTTTGCCGAATACACATTCAAGTTCGGCGAGCTCTACGCACAGCCTGGTGTCACGCAGGTTATTCTGGAAGACAGCGAAATCGACATTGCGGGCTATCTGGCTGGCGAGGTCGATCTCGAATTTGCCCAGCAGGAAGGTGTTGCGTTCCTCGTTGGTGACGGCGTGAACAAGCCGAAGGGCGTGTTGATGTTTGATGCCGCGACCGAAACGGCGCTTCCTGCGGCAGAGCGTCATCCGCTCGGTCCTGTTCTGGAAGTGGCCACCGGCTCGGCTGCTGGCTTGACGCCGGACGGTCTCGTTGATCTGGTCTATGACATTCCTTCCGAACGCATTACGCAAAATTCCGGCTTCTATCTGAACCGGAAGTCTCATGCGGATGTTCGCAAAATGAAGGACGGTCAGGGCAACTATCTGTGGCAGCCGCCTTTCCAGGCGGGTGAACCGGCGCAGATTCTTGGCTATGCCGCGCGGGAATTGTCCGGCATGCCGGATGCCGAGGCGGATGAAATCCCGGTCATCTTTGGCGATATGACCATGGCCTATCGCATCTTCGATCGCGTTGGTGTCCAGATTCTCCGCGATCCCTACACCAAGAAACCTTACGTGCTGTTTTACACCCGCAAGCGCGTCGGCGGCGGCCTGTGGAATCCGGAGTTCATCCGGTACCACCGCGTCTCTGGCGCCACCGGGTCCTAATCCGATTTGGCTTTGCAGTCGGGCGGCCTTGCCGCCCGATCACAAAACCAAGTTTCTTCCGATAGGAGCAAATCTTGAAACCTTATCGTGTTGCAGCGCCCACTGTTGAGCCTGTTTCGCTTGACGAACTGAAGGCTGCTGCCCGTGTCGATTTCGACGATGATGACCTGATTTTGCAGTCATATCTGGATGCAGCAGTAGGGTATCTCGACGGTTGGTCAGGGATTATGGGGCGTGCGCTCATTAATCAGATCTGGGGCGTGTCAATATCCACTTGGCCTATGCAGGCGATCCCGTTGCGTTTTGCAGACGTCTCATCGGCGACCGTCACATATTATGACCGTGACGACGTCAGGCAAATGCTCCCGTCAGATGCTTTTGAGGTTGTCCATCGAGAGACCGGTGATCTGCTTTATTTCCGGCGCAGCTTCACGCGCCCGGCAGTAAACGATGACCGGCTTGCCGCGGTTGAGGTTGAATTTACTACTGGATACGGCGATACGCCGGCAGATGTGCCTGCGCCTATTCGAACAGCAATCCTGCTTCTCGCCTGCCATTTGTATGAAAACCGCGAAGCGACAAGCACGGCGGACAATATGCAGAAACTCCCGCTTGCCGTTGACGCGCTGATCACGCCGCATCGACGCGTTCTATTTTAAAGTGACCTGTTATGAGAGCGATTATCGTTGCGTCTGGCCCCTCGGCGCGGGGTTTTATTCCGCCTGATGATGTCCCGGTCATTGCCGTGAATGGTGCCATTGAATGGCTCCCGCGCGCGGATCATTTCTTTACTCTGGACTGGTCGAGCGTGAACCTGCGACGTCTTCGTGAGCGGCGCAGCAGTGTGCAATATCATGCCGCATTTCCGCAGGATCAGTGGACGAGAGATCGGGATATCCGGTTCTACCGTCGTGGAGAGGCAAGCGGTCCGATGCCAATGCCAGAGCGATCACCCCAATGGTGGCTTTGGCGTCTGTCGGCAAAACTGGGGCTGTCCGAGGATCCTGACATCATCAATACAGGCAACAGCGCCTATGGCGCGCTCGGCCTTGCCTATCATCTTGGCGCTCGCGACGTCGCGCTTGTCGGCGTTGATGCCAGCAGCGCACCCCGTGTCGAGGGCGGGTGTTCCCGGTATCTCGGCCACTTGCCCATGCTCTTCGCCTCCGCTCTCGGCCAGATGAACGTTGTTTCATGCGGCCAGATGGGCGGAATTCCCCAAATGAAATTCGAGGATTGGCTCAATGGCTGACTATACGATTGCCTGCGTTTTGCGCAGTGGTGGTGACTTTCTGCCTGACCATGTGAAAAACCTGCAAAGACTAGCGAAAGAGCACAGCGAAGCTGATTTCGTCTGTCTTTCTGACGTCAAGATCCGTGGCGTGGATACGATTGCCCTCGAAACCGAATGGCCGGGTTGGCTTGCCAAACTGGAGCTGTTCCGCGAGGGCTTGTTTTCCGGGCCGGTTCTTTATCTGGATCTGGATACGGTTATCTGTGGCAATGTTGACGATCTGGTTCGCAAAGAGGCCGGATTTTCCATGATTGCCGATTTCTATCATCCCGATATGGCGGCTTCTGGCATCATGTCGTGGCTGGGTGATTACTCTTCTATATATACGCAGTTTTCGGATGATCTGATCCAAGACTACAAGGACTTGCATCCGAACCGTGGCGATCTCGGCTGGATCGTCAAACATGTGGCCCCCGATATCATTCCCGATGATGGGCGTGTCGTCAGCTACAAGCGCGATATCGCGTGCGCCGGTATGCCGGGGTTCCACAACGTGCGTTCCAAGGGTGATGGAACCGTGCCGGATTCGGCGTCCCTTGTCAGCTTCCATGGGCTGCCCAGACCGTGGGATGTTGAAGGGGTGTTCTGATGGCCGACGGCAAAGGTGCGGGTCAGCTCATTCACAAGGTGGCGCTCGATATGCGTCCGAAAACAGCTGGCGACGGTCGGGGGAATTATGAGGGGCCGTTCGCAGAGCAGTTTCAGTGTCGGGCGGGCTTCATCCATTTGCGCGGCGGCGAGGCCGTTATGGCGGGGCGTCTGGAAGGTCGTCATACACAGGTTGTGCGTGTACGGGTGTCGAGCAATACGCGGCGCATAACAGCAGGCTGGCAGCTTCGAGATCTGCGACGTGGGACGAAATTCAACATTCGCGATGTCGAGTGGGAAGAAAACCGCCAGTTTATCTCGCTGACATGTGAAAGCGGCGTTGTCACAGGCTGACCATGGCGTGGGTGCATTTCACGGAAGATTTCACTTGGCATAAGCCAAGTTTCAGCATCGCATACAAGTCGGGCATGACCCTCAATGTGAAGCGGGAATGCGCTCAACTGGCGGTGGCCAAGGGCAGGGCGATGTTCATCGCCACACCACGACGCGGCGAGGAGCCGAATATTCATGGCAATGAAGGCAAGGATCGAGGGGCGTGAAGCCCTGACGCGCAAGCTCGACCAGATGGCACCGATGGCGAACAAATACGCTGCCGAGGAAAAGCTTGCCATTGCCAAGGAAGCTGCGGCGAAAATGGCAGCGGTCAGCCCGCCTAAGAATGTCACCGGCGAATATAAATCGTCGTTGCAGGGTGATTTTCTGCGTAACCGCAAGACGGATAAGACGCTCAATGGCAGCGAGCATCAACCGACGAAAGATGCCGACGCGACCGGGATATTCGCCAATTATATCTGGCGGTTTCTTGAATTCGGCACGAAGACCCATGCTGGGGGATCGCATCGCGATAGGCGCTATAAAAAGCGCGTGGTCATGACGAAAGTAAAGCGCGGTCATGGCGCTACGCGGCCATTTCCGCACATTTTTGCCAATTGGCGCGCCATGCGAGATGAATCGAAAAAGCGCATTCATCTCGCAATCATGCGCGGTGTCAAAGAGGCGATGGGTAAAAAGTAATGGCCAGTCCCGATGACGAACTGCAATTTGCGATCAATGCCAGCTTGTTAGCCGATACCGCCCTGACAACATTGATTGGCGGTCGGATATTTGATCGCGTGCCAGCCGATGCGCAGTTGCCTTATATCCAGATCGGAGAGGCTGCGAAATCCAGAGAGCATATGTCGTGCTTGCGGTCATGGACGCTTTATCCCTCAATCCATATCTGGTCGGACGATGTCGGTTTTGGCGAAGCCAACCGGATTATGGCTGCCGTTGCAGAATGCCTGGATGGTGCACCTTTGCAATTGGCGACCCTGCGGCTCGTTTTGCTCGTTGAATATAAATCGCAAGTATTTCGTGATGCGGACGGCCTGACGTCTCACGGCGTTCTGGAATTCAAGGCGATCATCGAAAAGCGGGCAAACTAGCCCGCACCCTTCCACCAAAACCAGCAACCTGATCCCCGGCTGATCCCAGTCGGGTGTTTTCCCATGGAGAAAAGACATGGCTGATGAATTCAATGATGGCCAGGAGTGGGGCCGCGTACTCCTCTTCAAGATCGGGGATGGGGCGACGCCCGAACAGTTCAAGATTCTCTGTGGTGTAAAAACCCGTTCGTTTACAATCGGCGCATCGCAGGTTGATACAACGGTGCCGTCTTGTACCAATCCGGGTGGCAAGGTTGTCCAGACATCACGTCCCGGTCAGCAGACCGTTTCCTTCGATGCTGCCGGTAAATTTGTGACTGGAGCCGATACGAAACGGTTTCTCGCTTATGTCCGGGATAACAAGCCATTCAATGGTCAGGCCATCGTGCCCAGTGACGGTTCGTATACCGCACAATGGATGGTTTCGAATTTCCAGTTCACCGGCGATGAAACCAACACGCTGGAATTCTCCGCCACCTTCAACACCGTCACCGAATATGCCTTCGAGGATGAGGAAACGGGTAGCTGATCATGGCCAAATCCGCAAAACAGAAACCCGTTCCGGCGGCTCCGGAGCGGGTCGGCAAGTTGCCCTGCAATGAGGCGCGCGGCGAGGTGCGGCTTTTCGTTGACGACGTCGAGCTCGTGATTGCTGCCGAACTTGCGCGCCTTTCCGCGATCTCCAATCGACTGCAATGCAAATCGCTCAATGATCTTTTCCTGCGCCTGTCGGCAACGGAAATCGAGGCGACCATCGCGGGCATCGAGTTTCTGACGGTGCGCGGTGATGCAGCGAAGGCTTTATCCAAGCTCAAGCTGAAACATTTCGGCGGATGCTCCATCGCGTTTCTGGCTGCGCTCAATCATCATTTCGATGGTGAGCAGGGAAACGCGGGAGCCGCCGACGAGGCGGCATAGAAAAGCCTTTCCCGTGGCGGGATTGGATGCGGTCAGCACTGGGTGGCCTTGGATGGCGTCCAATCGATTTCTGGGCGTCTACACTGACCGAATTCTTCGAGGCTTGCCACGGCTTCAATGAGGCACAGGGCAGCCCGGATGACACACCTCCATCTGATCGTGAAATGGCTGCGCTGATTGCGCGTTACGGGTAGGACAATGGCTGTCAACACCAACAATGACGATCTTCTCATCAGTATCGCAACCGATACCAGTGAGATGGTCAACGCTGGCAAAAATGCTGCCCGACAGGTCAATAGTGCACTTGCGACTATTGAAAAAGCGGCCATTCAAGCGGGCAACAAGATCGACAACGCTTTTATCGATGCCGGAAAGGGCATGGAAAAGGGCGTTGCCGGTGGCGCTGCAAAGTCGAATGCTGCATTGAAATCGCTCAACACCGCGCTTGCCCAGCAACAGCGTGAACTCGCCAAGGTCAAGACGCTTTATCCGCAGGCCGAACAAGCCGTCACGCGATATGAGGCGGCGGTTAATTCGCTGAAGACATCCTTCGTCTCTGGCAATGCGACCGCGCGGCAATTTCAGCAGGGTCTGGAGCGCGAACGTCAAGCATTGCTGGTCAATACCACTGAAATGCGGCGTAACCAGAATGCCATTCTCGCGCGCAACAAAGCTGCCGCGACGCCGGTCCCCCGCGTCCAGACGCCTGCAAACAGTAATATTGCTGGTGGTCAGAGTTTTCATACGGCGAACATTGCCGCACAGTTTCAGGATATCGCCGTCACCGCAGCGATGGGTATGAACCCGTTGCAAATTGCTCTCCAGCAGGGAACGCAGCTATCTTCTGTACTGACTACTTTAGGGACGGGCAGGCAGGTTGTTGCCGGACTGGCATCGGCTTTTGCTTCTCTTGTCAGCCCGGTCTCGCTTGTCACAATCGGGCTTGTCGCCGGTAGTGTGGCGCTCGTCCAGTATCTGGCGTCTGGAAGCAAGACCAAGGATCTGACCAAGGTCTTTCAGCAGCATGCTGAAAGCATCGCCGCCATCAAAGAGCAGTACGGTGATGCTGCGAACTATATCCAGCTGTTCACGCCGGAAAGCCGCCAGTCACAGATCCGCGCCCTGAAAGAGCAGCGCGAGGAACTTTATGAGGCGGTCAGCGGGCAGGCGGTCAAGACTGCGTCCTTTGGTGCGGGGTTGCTTACGGATCTTGCGCCCTTGTTTCGTGATGCGCCCGCTGCCGCCAAACAGATGCGTGATGCATTCGCTAATCTGAATGCATCCATTGCAGACGGAAAGCCAGATTTGCTGGCGTTCCGCGAGGTGATGGCCAAGATTGCCAACGATACGTCCGTGCCCGCCGCCATTCGGGAGAATGCCGAATGGATCCGCAAAATGGACGATGAGGCGGTCAAGGCCAATCGGGCTATTCCGGGTCTCAGCGCGTCTATCAGTCTGTTGGGTGATAGCGCTGGCAACAATGCCGCGAAAATGAAGATCCTGACCGATCGCCTGAAGGAATATTCAGATGCGATGAAGGATCTCAAGGGCCTCGCCACGCCAGAGCTTACCGAAGAAGATCGTGTGTTGAAGGAATATCAGCGCGCACGCACCGCCGCTGGCGATCTTATCGAGGTGCAGGCGGCAGAGAAACTGTACCAGGATGCGATGAACCGCATCAATGGTCAGTACATCATCAACAGCGATGGCAACCGCACGCGTGTTCCAGTGCCAACCGCTCGACCACTCTATGAGCTTGAAGGAACGCCTGGCGAAGAGAAAGCGAACAAGAAAGCAGAGACCGCCGCCGAGAAGGCACGCAAGGCATATAAGGAACTCGTTTCCAGCATTTCCAATCGCAACGATCTTCTCCGGCAGGAAATAGACTTGCAGGGGCAGGCGACATCAGCGACGGAAGCCGCTCGCGTGGCGCTCGAAACGCTCCAGAAGGCCCAGAAAGCTGGCGTCACCGGCGACAACCTCGAAAACATCAAAAAGCAGGTCGCACTATACCAGCAGCTCGCCGACACCCTTGCGAAAACCAAGCTCACACAGGATCTGTCGCGGCAGACCTATATGGCCTCGCTTTCGTCTGACGATCAGCGCGTTGCCCAGATGTTGCAGCAATATGGCTTGCCGACGAATCTTGGTAGTCAGCAGGCAAGCCAGATCCGCTCTTTCTATAGCGATCAGGATGATCGCGAGGCGATCACATCGTTTCTGACGGATTTCAAAGGGGGTCTTGTCAGCAGTGGCGGCGATATCGGCAAGTCTTTTGCTAATGCGTTTAGCAGTGCGCTTCTCAACCAGGCCGACAAGCTTTGGGATAATGTGTTCCGGATGATCGCCAACGCGATCGTTGGTGGCGGATCGCAGCCCGCGACGGCAGGCGCTTCTGCGCTTGGCCTCGGTGCTGGCACGATATCACGTCTGACATCGGCCACATCCGTCGCCAATCAACCGATGGCGTCGGCAGTGGGTTCCACGGCGAGCAAAGCGCTTCTGTCAGGAACGCCACTTGCCTTCGTGGGGAATTACAAGTCTGGTGTCGACAATCGTCTGACGGATATTCTCCAGACCGCAGCGCAACGATCCCCCGGTTTCAAGGTTGATGCGATCTCGGGACTTCGCCCCGGCGACAAGCGGTTTCATGGTCAGGGCTTGGCGACAGATGTGCGCCTGACTGATCTCGCCAGCGGCAAGATGCTTGGCAATTATCAGGACGCATCGTCGTTTCGCTCCTATGAGCAGTTTGCCCAGACAGCGCGTCAGGTGCAGATGGAAAAATATCCGGAACTTGCCGGGCAATTCCGCTGGGGTGGCTATTTTGGCGGCGGCAAGGGGAAATATGGTGCGCTCGACACCATGCATTTCGACCTTGCTGGCGACAAGGTGGGCATGGGGGGCGGATCATGGGCGAACGGCCTGACTTCCTCGCAAGCTGCACTTTGGCCGGGTGTTTCCAGTCAGGGTATGAGCGATGCGGCGCAGGCAATCGACAAGCTGACAACCGCCTCGACGGATGCCTCAAAAGGGTTGAGCGGCATTGGGCAGATCCTCGGCGGGAGCGCCCAGCAGAACACGATCGCATCCGCATTGCCATCGGCGACGACGCCTGCGGCTGGAACGTCAGCGTTGACACAGGTAACGAGCGGCCTTGGCGATATGCTGAATTCCATCGTCAGTGGACTGAGTGGCTTTCTGTCGAAGATTATTGGTGGCGCGGGTAGTGGGCTGGGTAGCCTGTTTTCCGGGGTCCTGAGCATCTTCGGTTTGGCCGACGGTGGTCATGTATCCGGTCCCGGCACGTCGCGCAGCGATAGCATTCCAGCGATGCTTTCCAACGGTGAGTTTGTCGTCAACGCGGCCCAGACCAAAAAATATCGACCGATGCTGGAAGCCATCAATAGCGGCGCAATGCTCCATCGCGCAGACGGTGGGATTGTTGCTCCTCGCGTTGTGCCCGCGCCGGTGGCACCGCGCCTTCGTTCCCGATCTGCGGCCTCCAATGACAATGGCGGTAATCCGGGCACGCTCAATGTTCATATCAATGGTGCGAGCGGTGATGCGCACATCAAGACACTGGTTGAGCAGGGCGTGAGCAGCGGCCTCTCGAACTACAATGTCCAGCAGCAGCGGGGCGGCTTCGGAACGCTGCAAACGCAATACCAGAACAGGAAGAGCTGATGGCGACTTATACAGACCTTCCAACACTTCTGGCGGACTATCTCTATCCGCAGCGCGTGCAGGTGGATGTGAAGGGCTCGGCAATCGAGGGCGGGCGCAACACGTCGGGCAGAAGCCAGTCCATTGAACTGAGCGGCGGTGGATTGCTGACGGCTTCCTATGAGGACTGCAAGATCAATTGGCCTATGCAATATGAATATATCAATTGGCTGGGCGCGCGGCTGAACGGTAGCTTCCGTTTCATCAACGTGCCGATCATCACAGACTTCTACGGTCCTTTTCCTATCGTCCAGGGAAAACCCTTCGTCGGCGTAAACGGCATCCCTCATTTTGATGAAACGATGCACAGCGATGATATGGGGTATGATCTCGCGCAGGTTTACGGGACCGTCTCCGCATCTGCATCGCTCAATTCCGGCACCATATCCATTGCGATGAGCAATCTCAGTCGGGAACTGCGTTATTCGGACTGGTTCTCGATTTATCACCCTACAAAGGGATGGCGGGCCTATCGGTACTGGAAGGTGATATCCAAAACGGACGCTGATGAACCGGTTTATTCCCTCGCCATCAGCCCGCCATTGCGTGAGGCTGTCACAGCGGGAACGTATGTCGAGTTCACGCGCCCGCGCTTTGCGGCGAAATTTCCATCGGACTTTACCCTGCCCAGTGTGTCGGAAAGCTTTTACGCCATTCAGCAAAGCATCCAGTTTGAAGAGGCCTTTTGATGGGGTGGATACCGGACAAAATAACTGGCGCTATGCGCGGAAGCTTCTTGTTGGGAATCTTTCTGCGTATTGAAACTGACCCGGCTCTTCATGTCTGGTTCGGCATTAATGACATCCCTGCTGGATTTGACAGCCTTGACGAAGATGGAACGGTCTATCTGGGGGCGGGCCGCCTGATTGGGGTTCCGACCCTTGAGGTTCTCGTCGGTGGACAAGCCGACAGCGTGGAATTCACGATATCGGGTATTGATCCTGATACGGCCACAAAAGCACTCGACAGCTTGCCACCTGTTCGTGGTGCCCGTTGCTTTATCGGTATCACAACGCTCGATGAATATTATCAGCCCATGTCGTCGATCATTCCGCTCTGGTGGGGAATAGCTTCGCACGTCAATGAGCGCAGCGAGGTTGCCACACGAACGGACAACCAGACGATTACGCTGGGCCTGTCCGTTGCAACGGGTGGGGTGACGCGATCACGACCGGCACGAGCTGAATGGACCGATGTCATGCAGCGGCAGATTTCATCCGACGATGGCTTTTGCAAACAGGTATCGCGCCTGGCGCGCGGCGTTGCGCCGATCTGGCCGAATTATTAGGCAATCCAATGGACCTGAAAGAGTTTCTGTTGCAGCCGCTGGAATTCAAATTCGGCGGCTGGATGGGAGAAGATTGCACGACGTTTTGTGCATCGTGGGCGCGTGAATGCACTGGCCTCGATCCAGCAGCAGCGTGGCGCGGCACCTATAGCACCCTGAAATCTGCCAATGCCCTGCTTAAAGCCTATGGTGGCATGGAGGGTCTTTATGACCGACAACTCACGGAAATCGGATACCGACGCACTGACCGTCCTCGCGATGGCGACATAGGCATTGTCGTTGCTCCCTCGGGGCTCGATCACATCATCAAACATATCGGCGGCATTCGCTTTGGACCGCTTTGGGCGGTCATGGCTCAGCGCGGCGTTATCGCCAAAAAGCTTGATCACGTCGCGGCATGGACATTGAGACACGATGCGGAAATATGATCATTTTCACGCCAGTACGGCTCTATGGCGACCTGACTGCGTGGCAATGGATAGATACCGTCCGCCGCGCAAGGACCCGATATTCACGCCGATCTTTACCGCTGTCTTCTCTGCGATCGGGTTGACCGGGACGGCATTGACGTTGGCTGCAACCGTTGCCTCTGCATTGACGCTGACGGCGCTCGCTATCGGCGTGCAGTCGCTTTTGCAGAAAACGCCGGACCCGGAAGATGGGCATTCTCCCAAACAGCAGACCAACCCTTACCGGATCTGGGTCGTGGGGCGCGCACGCGTTGCGGGCTCCTATATGCTCTGGGAGGCGAAAGGAAACAGGCTGTTCGCAGTCCAGGCGATTGCCGGTCACAAGATCAAGGCGGTCAATCGTTATTGGCTTAATGCCATCGAGGTGGAGATCGATGGTAATGGCCGCACGACAGAAGATGATGATGGTCCGATCGGCAATAACGTCCATATCTTTCAGCGCTTGGGCAATGCGACTGAAACAGCCTATGCCGAAATTACCAGCTATCTGGCCGCCGATAACGTATGGACGGCGTCTTGTCGCGGTGATGGACAAGCCTCGCTTGGAATGATCTGCGAACAGGCGGGCGAGAGCTCGCAGTATGAGCGCTTTCCTTATGGTGCACCATCGCTGTCGGTTGAAGCCGATGGCGCTTACGTCTTTGACTTCCGGATAAGTACTAATCCGAACAATAGTGCAGCATGGGTCTGGTCGCGCAATAGTGCGCTGATCCTTTGCTGGCATATGTGCTTCAATGAGTTTGGCTTTCAGCGCGACTTTGCTGCAGCTGTTCTTCCAGTCATCGATCAGTGGGTCGAGGAAGCCGATATCTGCGATGAGAATGTAGCGACGGCTGCTGGCGGCTCTGAAAAGCGCTATGAATGTAATGGGTGGGATACTGCCGAGAATGGACCAAAAGCAGGTCTCGCCGCCATTCTTGCAACTTGCGACGGATGGATCTGCGAGCGTGGCGATGGTGCCATCATCCCAAAGGTCGGCAAGTTCCGCGAGACCCATGTCGAGATTCTCGACGAGGAGGATATTGTCGGCCACAACATCCAGTATGATGTCCTTTTTGAAGATGAAGTGAACCGCCTCGTTCCGAAATTCACCTATCCTGACAACGATTATACGACAACCAGCACCGACTATTTCGAGGATTCGACAGCGCAATTGCTGTCAGGCCGGGTGCTGGCGCAGGAAGCGGAATACAAGTGGTGCCACAACTGGCGTCAGGCCCGTCGCCTCGGCAAACGAGACTGGCTGAAAATCCAGCAGAAAATCCGGGGCAGTCTCGATATCCGGCTTTCCGGGATAAACGCTGCCTATAGCCGCTGGATCCGGCTCAATACGCCGACCCGCTTTCCGAAGCTACACGGACTGCTGATCGAAAACAGAAAGGCGACCATTGCGTTGACGCAAGGTGGCTTCACCCTGGATTTCGCTCTCCATCCTGAAAATATCGATGCCTGGACGCCCGCGACGGATGAGGGGCAGGTGCCAGCAATCGCTTATGCGCCAAATGAGGAAGGCATTGTGAAGCCAACGGTTTACAGTATTGTCCCGGTTTCTTCCGGTTCTTCTGTGTTCCTGCGGGTCGCTCTGGTTGATCCGGTAGATTCGTCGCTCACGCCGCGTGTTCGCTATCGTGTTTCGGCTTCAAATGGTGGAACAGCTGGTGCATGGGTTAAGCAGGCATTCTCCGGGATTACCGCCTCCGGTGGCTACTTGACTGTCGATACAAGCCCGGTACCCGGTGACACAATCCTCGATGTCCAGACTAGTTTCACCGATAACGACAATGACGGAAACTGGACCACGACGATTGAGATCAGGACCACGGTCAACACCACTGCGCCGATTGCCGTTACGAATATTTCTGTCACGCCAAGCGCCGGTCAGGCGAAGTTCGCCTGGAGAGCGCCAAATGATGCAAATTATGCAGGCGCTCGCATTTATTATAACAGCGCGAATAATTTCTCGACCGCATCGGCGTTTAGTCCTCCCATCTATGGAGCGGCTGGCGGATCCTTCGAAGTAACCAAGACGCTATCAGCTGGTACTTGGTATAGCTGGATCGTTCCGTTTAATGCGTCGAATATTGCCGGCCCCGCGGCTGCGACCGGCGCCTTCGCCGTCTCCTGATCTTTCTACAATTCATCAACCTTCAGCCCGCGTGAGCGGGTGGCTTTGCTATGGAGTATTCGATGGGAGCGATCAAAACCCTCGGCAATAAAGCGTGGCGCGATTACGTCACAGACGGCGTGGCTTCGAGCGGGCACAACAAGCCTAAGAAAAGCGAGATCCGTGAGTTTGTAGAGGCTGTTGATGCGGCTGATCGGTCAAATATTGAAACGATCGAAGCCGAGCGATTGGCGCGCATAGTTGCCGACGATGCAGAGCGCGCAGCGCGCATCGATGGCGACCAAAACCTCCAAGCTCAGATCGACGGCATCAATCAGGAACTCGATGAGTTCGATAGCAAGGTCGCCCGTGCGGAAGCTGCGGCGGATAGCGCTGAAAACTCTGCAATCGTCGCTCAGGATCTTGTTGAGGCGGCAACGGCTGGCTTCGTCGGTTTCCAAGATGGCCTTGGCTATGACTGGGGCTGGATTATCGACGAAACGACTTACTTCGATCAGGACTGGGGCGAAATCGCCGCCTGAACCCCTCCAAAATTTGACGTTTAACACCGCTGTTTACGGCGGCTTTTTATTGCCTGAAAGGAAACGAAATGAGCACTCAGGTTCAACACCGCCGTGGCACTGCCGTCCAGCACGGGGGTTTCACGGGCGCGATGAGCGAAATCACACATGATACGACGAACAACAATATTCGCGTGCATGATGGGGCGCAGTCTGGAGGCTACGCAACGCTGATGCAGCATCAACTGGGCACCGCGAATGGTGTGGCATCGCTTGATGCCGGTGGCATGGTCCCACAAGAGCAGCTTGGTAATGTTCCAAAGTCTAGCGATTATGGCAGCGTTACTGATGTCCAGGAGGCAACTATCCCAGCTATTGTTGTTCACCTACGCACAGCCGGGTATTATAATGCTGGTGATGGCGGCGGCGCTCTCTATAAGCGAGCACTTTCCCAACCTTCTCATGCAGCAAAAATTCAGTCCCTCGATGGGGCGTGGTGGGAACTCACGGAGGATTGCCCTGACGTGCGGATGTTCGGAGCGAAGGGAGATGGCATCGCGTCTGATAGCTTTGCGTTTCAGGCTGCATATGACTTTATGAAAGAGAAAGGGGACGGCAAGGCAACAGTATCTCCAACCGCTATATACTATCGCGTTGATACTACGATTGTGTTTGATAACACGATCAACTTTACACTTTCCGGTATCGGCTCTCCGCTCATAATGGATGTATCAACTGATGGATCCAATACGTTCAATGTGGGGAATGGGGTCCATACTCAGAACAAGTGCATATTCGAGAACCTCAAAATATGGGGCAAGGAAACGCCGCAAAATGGCACTGCTATTTCCGCGTCGTACGCTGGTTTGCTTCGTTTCAATAATGTAAACATCTATCGACATGCAGGCTTCGGAATTGACGCCGATAATTGCTGGACGATGGGCGCAAGACATAGCTCTGTTGTCGAGTGCTCGCTTGGTAATGTCCGCCTTACCGGAGCTACTGGTAATGGATCAGTTTGGATGGATTGCACGTTCAATAACGCTCCAACTGGAACGTTTTCGTTTCATATTGCTGGTACAGACGGTGTTGCCGATCCTGCTAATGGTCCTCATTTCGGCACAACGTTTATTGGCTGCAAGTTTGAATATAACGATTTCGGTTTGGTGGCGACTTACGCTCACGCGCTCAATCTGATCGGGGCGAATTATTTCGAGTTCAATACTACGAATGCCTTCCGTATCCAGAATGGTTGCAAGGGTGTCAACATTCATGGAAATTCTATCTTCACATCACCCGGACTCGTGCTGAATGCTGATGTCATCGATATTCGTGGCAATCAATGTGAGTGGGGTGGGAATATCGAAGTCGGCGACTGCGCCAACGTATCGTGGGGGCCAAATGGAGTTACCAATAAGCCGAATTCGATTTTCGGCACTACGCAGAATATGGAATACGAGGCCTTTGCACCGTGGGTTTCCTTTGCCTCGACATGGATTTCTAGTGGTACTCAGCCTGCACTTGGCAACGGAACTCTTGTCTTCAAGTACAAGCGGAGAGGCAACACCGTTCAATGCGTGGTGACGTTGACCATGGGGTCGACTACGACATACGGCGCGATCGGCTACGGTTTCCGTTTACCGTTCAATGTGGCCGCTGGGGCCTTGCATCTTGGCAAGGCCGGCTATTATGACGCTAGTGCCGATGCAGTGATACCCACCCTTACGTCGGTGTGCGAGCCTGGAAACAATTATGTAGCTTTGCGTAACGATGCGGGTGGTGTCGTTGGCCCTGCCGCACCAATAACGTTTGCTGCTGGTGATAAAATTTTCGCCAGTTTCACATACGAGTGTGTTTCACTTTAACGGGGCATTATATTCGGGCTAGACCGCCTTTTCTCCACATCAATAGAGATCAGGCGGTCTTTTTCCTGGCGCGAGAAAATGTAGATAAACTTCCAGAAAGCTCGGTGGATTGACCGTGGCTTCGCGGCCAGATATTTTTGACCTGCGAAATGTTCTGCTTCAGATTGTTCGGCGATCTCAAACATAGCGTGCGTTGTCGGAACCATGTTTATTCCCCCGACGCTACGACATTAACGATATCTTGCCGCGATTTGTGAAAGGATGTGTTTGCAAAGGTGCGTGATAAAGAATGCCAGTATATAGCTTCATTCTTGTAATAATTGTTCGCAGTCATATAGACGCGTTTACCGAGATATGAGGCCAAAATTGCCACATGTAGCCGGTCTGTAGCCACAATAGCATAAGGCGAAAGTGACGCGGCCATGGCTTCCGTACTAGCTCGGCTGAGACGTTCGTTGGTCCACCATGAGCCATTCCACGAAAGCGAAATGTCCTGATTGCCATCGACCCAAAGATCGGTGTCTCGCTCTTCGTCTTGGCGAAAACAATAGAAGACACCATCTCCACGCTGCCAGAACGATTGAAAATAATCCTTTGGAAGATAAAATGTCATATCGTGCGCAAGAGAAGCACGACTGTTTGCCTCGACGGGTTTATATGAAACTGGATCGCGCAGAAATATCTCTAGATTATCTCTCTCAAAGAGGTTGGTATAACCTTTGATAGTGTGAGGGAGGATGATCCCATGATTCCCATCAATGTTAGCCAAGATGGTATCATAAAGGGTTTTATACTTTCCTTCGACCAGATTCCCGCCACCGCCAAATAAAAGTGTATTCCCTTTTGGGGCTATTTCTTTTGGTCCCAAGCAGGTGAAGTCGATCTTCAATGTACGCAATAGCCACATCGTGGCGTAGGCAATAAACCCATCACCACCGTTTCCGGTGTTGGGGAAATAAAAGACGTGTTTATTCCGAAGCTGATTTAGTCTGACAGTCAATGCATCGTTTATCATAGCGAGCCACCAATCGACTTTCTGGCCAACCAGGATGTGGCGCGATGCATCACACTAATAATCCTTCCGGCGATAGGATGTTTTTCTCGGGCCGCACGGATGAATTTACCCCGCAGAACAGCAGCCTGGTCTTGCTGGTTTAACGATTGCACAGCAATTGATTCACCACTTCCCTCGGCCTGCATTCTGAATGTCTCTCGTGAGGTCATAACTTCAAGCATGAGGTCATCAGGAATACGGCTTAGTTTTGAGCCCGTCAAAATTCTCTGTGACAAAAGCTCAGCTGTCAGGGCCGCTTGTCCGCTCGACCACGGCCATGACATACTGCCGGGCGTAACCCGATAATGGAAAAGTGCCTGTGGCAACATGGCCGCTTTATAGCCGAGTTCATTAAAGCGAAGCCAAAAATCCCAATCGTCAGCCTCGCCGTGGCGCATAGATGGGCGGAAATTTACTGACCGAAGAGCAGCAGTCTCAATCAACGATGTCATACGTAGATCGTTCCAAAGAAAGAATTCATAATCATCAATATTGTGATTGATGACAAGATGATCGTTTGTGCCGAAATTCTTGCGCCACGTTAGTACAGCATTGGCCGAGAATAGATTGGAGTTGTAAATCTCTAATGTTTTTTCCAAGTATTTAGGGTCAATAGTGTCGTCATCGTCCATAAAAATCGACAGTGGAGATTTGCACGCATTGATTAGCTTGCGTCGAGTGGCACAAAGTCCTTCATTGCTGGGAGACTTAATGACCGAAATTTGATCAGAGGCTATTTTGTCAAGCCTATCGATAGAATCCTGATCATTTGAGCCATCGCTGTATATTAGGACTTTGGCACCTTTTATCGTCTGGCTGTTGATGCTTTCTAGTGTCTCATGAATACGGGCGTTAGGATTGAATGTGGCCATCAAGAACGTTACATCGGTAGCACGCGCTGGCTGTTTCACTATTGCTGTAACGGTTTGTTTCGGCCTGATCAGGTGGGAAACCGCTTGGTCATAATTCTGGGAGAACTTTGCTGGATCAGTAAGTTTCGCCGAATGATCTCGCACCTCGCGCCAGAAGTTGCTCCCATGGGATAGGCGTTTGTAGATAGCAGATAATTCGCCGAGATCGAAATCTTTCGGTACGAGATATTTCTGCAAATGATCGGGATAAAATTCGGCCACGGCTGTGCCAGCGAGGCCGAATGGCGTCCATCCAAAGTCCAGCATTTCAAGGAATGCAAAGTTAAATGTTTCTGGAGGAGAAAAATTAAGAGAATATCCCTTTTCCTCGGGGTCTCTTAATAGGGAGTTTATCTGGTCAGATGAAAGCCTGCCTGTAAAATGTATTTTCTCTCGGAGATTGGACGCGATTTTTTTGAGTACATACTCTTCCGCATCATTGATTTTAAATGGGATGTAATCCTTCTTTCCAACAAGTGTTATTCCACTGATCGGCGCAAAAGAATTGAGCGCATTCAGAAAGTGCACGATATGATCGAGCCCTTTCGAAATGCTGAGACGACCTAAAAAGGCGAAGCTGTCGTCCGGCTTCATGACTTTTCTATCTGGCGATCCCCAATAATATGGTTCGGGAACGACAGCTATGTTAGGGAGATTACCACATTGTCGAATAACGGTGGACTTAGCGTGGTTTGAAGGGGCGAAAACCATATCCGCCCATCGCAGCGTTGTGCGCTCGAGTGAAGTGTTTACGCGTTCCCATGCGGTGGGAATCGATGCATTTGCTCTATATATTTCTCTTTGAAAGCCATGATTATAGACAACAACAGGTTTATTTTGTGTAGGCTTTAGCGATCCGTTCCGGCGGCAGTTTTGGTACGCGAATAGTGGGCCCAAGTAATCAGTTGATTCGATGATATCTGGATTTATCGTGTCTATGGCCTCAAGAATATAGGGCAACAGATAATAACTGAGGGCCTGATTGAAGGGGCCTTGCGGGAACATCTTCCATATTTCGTTCCCATTGATCCTCAGATCAAAGAAGTTGCCTTCAGAGATCATACTTGTCGGGTTGCTATCATCAAATGACCAGCTGAAAGCAAATACTTCGTGGCCCGACGAAGATAGGGCCTGATGAGAGAACTTGCTGTACGTCGCTATCCCTCCACCCCCATTAAAATGGGTTTCCGGGCTAACAAAAAGAATTCGCATCAGATGTTCCTGTATCTCTATTCAAATATTGGGGAGGGGCTTCACGATAACGCCGACACCTCCCCAAAGGTCCATTAACTTGGTCTCCCAAAGCATAAATCGATGAACAGGTAAATCCATCACAACCGAATAAACAGGTAAAACCCTGTCGATCATAAGCGCTGCCTGTGCTTTTCCTTTCCCCCATTCATTTCCTTCCCAAAGTATGTCGTGGATTAACATAAAGCCGCCTGGCTTCAAGTAAGGCATATAAAGGTCGATTTCGCGCATCATGTGGGAATACATATGGCTAGAATCGAGAAATATAACATCCGCTAACTTGCCATTGAGTGCGTCGCTGAGACCGGCAATAGTACTTTCTCCCACGCTATCGCCGACGATGGATGTGAATTTCTGCGTTGCCTTAATAAACTTGAGCAGTTTTTTCTCGGCTGGGATATTGGGCTCGATATCAATGTCAATAAGGTGTGCATTATCATCGGCAAGCGTTGAAACCCACGCGACATTACCTTTGTCTCGTGAGCCTACCTCGATGTAGGTCTGGCAGCCTCGCGCTACTCTGAATGCACGAATGATATCGTTCATATATGCGCCGGGGCCTCCGTCAGTGAAAAAGCCCTCACGTACACGTTTGGCGTGCGCAAGTTCTTCGTCGCTTGCAAGTGCAATCATGGGACGAAGCTCTTCAGGTAGTGACTGGAATATGGAAGGGATGCCAGTTGTGGTGAATGGAAGCATTCTATTCGGCCCTCATTAAGTTGCTGCGGGACAAACAAAACGACATGGAAAATGGTCTGCACCTCGTATCCATGTCGTCACGCTTAGCGCGACGAAAATAGACAGCGTTAATGAAATCCTGTCAACCAGCCACCCACTGAGGTGGCATTTCTTGCCTGTAGGTATGAGGCGCGTTTTCGCGTTCAGCTTATCAATCTGAATCTCCCTAAAGTAAAAGGATCCAAATTATGGATAGAACCGTACCAGATGGCGCGGCGCTTCTGCTTGATTTCGTTTATCGAACCGATGCAGGGAAAGCGCCTCCTGAAGCCTATACGGTGATTTTCGGCAATCGCCAGAACAGACTAGCGAAGCCAATTACAAGGATGACGGTTGGCGAGCTGGTTGATGCTCAAAAAAACTGGGGAAGCAAACAGTGGGTGAAGGCACACTGGGGGTATAGTACCGCTTCATCGGCAGCTGGCGCTGCACAGTTCATGCGCGCCACGTTGCAAAACCTGTCTCGCGAGCTTGGTTTGCGTGGGACGCAGCTGTTTGATGAAAATCTGCAAGACAGGCTGGGCTTTCATCTTTTGAAGCGGCGGGGCTATGAGGAATTTGTGGCTGGAAAGATCACCCGCACCGAGTTCGGCAGACGTCTTGCACAAGAATGGGCCTCGCTGCCTGTTCTGGCTGCAACAAAGGGTGCCCACCGCAATCTGAAGCGCGGGGAGAGCTATTACGCTGGTGATGCGCTGAATAAGTCGCTCGTGTCTCCCGCGAAGGTCGAGGCCGTTCTGAACAAGGTGAAAACCGCTGGCGCCGTTCAGCCGGCTATTGTCATTCCCGAAGTCGTCACAGTGGAAAAACCCGTTGTGGCCGATCCGGGTGAGTTGGGCACAAAGCCGTCGAAGAGCAAGACAGTCTGGACGTGGGCAGGCGCTGGCATCATGTCGGCGATCAGCGGGGCGGGATCGTTCCTCGGTGGCCTCGACTGGCGTGTCCAGCTTCTTTTCAGCGCGGCCATCATCGGTTTTGCTATCTACGGCATCAAACGCCGTGCTGATCTGTTCAAGGCCGTGAAAGACCTACAGTCGGAAATCGGCTGATGGGCACGATTTGGGGACTGATCCCTCCATGGGTAAAAACTTCGCTCGCTGCCTTCGTGGCGGCGTTTCTGCTTCTGACGGCTGGATATCTCGCCGGAAATCGTGAGGGCCGTCAGCGGGCCGTTTCTGAGCAACTGCGCGAAACCGTCAAAGCCGAAAAGGAAAGGGGCAGGGACGATGAAAAACTACGCGTGCTTACGGATTACGACTTTTGTGTTCTTGCCCTTCGCCGTCGCGGCTTGCCAGTCGAGCAGTGCGACGAACTGCGCAGGGTGGAGACAGAATGACCTTTCTCCCGCCGGTCTGGTCGCTTTAACAAAAGTGGATCGGCCGGCGGCGGAAAGGGTTGAAGGCAATGACGAGAATGGAAAACGGCGGGGCTGCTGGAAGTGATGAGCGAGGACACTATGACAGGTGAACGCATCCAGAAAATTGCAGACAGTGTCATTCTCAGGGCCGTTGCGCGCGTGTCGATGGCGATGGCGCTGCCGTTATCCAGTTTGGTCGTGTACTTTGGTCTCAACTGGTTGGATGGTCGATTCGAGAAACAGGAAACAGCAAGCCAGAATGCCATTGCATTTCAGGTTTCCCGCATCGATCGGATTGAGAAAACCGCTGTTACTGCAATCGACCAATCTGCCAAGGTGAATGACCGGTTGACGGTTGTGGAAACGAAACAGGCCACGGCAGACGCGACTGCAGCCAAGTTTCAGAATGATGCTTTGACGCGACTGGATCGGATGCAGGATAGCATTATCGGCCTATCGAATGCGGTCGCAGCGCTTACGGCAACCATGCAGGCGCGAGAGGACTATGAGCGCAGGCGATCTAATTCCCCGCCTTAATCGGAAAAGTGAAGCCCGCCGCGATTATCTCGGCGGGCTTTTTCTGTTTGGTGTCTGGATTCGTGTTAGACGTCGCTCTTTTCTCTACTGTTCAGGTAGGTTGTTGAGATCTACGAAGGCTCCATCTCAGCATGAGATAGGCTTGTAACGTTGGGCATATGCCGTCCATCTCCTGTGTGATAGTATAGTCCCGGCACAAGGAAAGCTCGCGACAATCCGGTATTCTGTATCGCATCATTGACCTGTGATTCGTTAATGTATCGACTAAATGGCCCTACTTCGCGCCATAGACTTGTTCTTAGCATTGCTGGATTAAAGCTGTGTCCGTACCAAGAGTCTTCCTCTAATCTCCGAGCAAACCCGCCGGATATAGGAATAGTAGGTCCAAATTTCCTTGATCGTCCATCGTGGGAACGCAAGGATCCGCTCTGTCGCGCGCTCACGGAACTAACATTGGGGAGTTCGGTGAGCGCGCTTAGCATAGTTGGGATGAAGGGAACAGGGTCAAAGAACCAATCATCCTCGCAGTGAAAGATGAAGTCAGTTTGAACATGTTCGTACATTTTATCGATAGAACGGTGTTGTCCGAGCGGAGTCTGATGGCTGAATAGCCTGCCGTTTGGCGCTAACTCTCTAATGACCGCATTTGTCTCATCATCGTTGCGGTCGTTTGTGAACAACATATCTGCGAAATAGGGACCATTATACGGAAGTAATGATGTAAGTGTCTCCCACAATAAGTCAGGCCGACCGTGGCCTGCCCCCACGAGGTGATCCGTTTGGAATGTTAGTGCATGATCGGTCTGCTTGCCACTGCTGGTGTTGACGCTGGCCCATTTTGTGGAGGCCAGACGGC